ATCTCCAATTTTTGTCAATATTACAGGAACTTCTTCTGGAACGATTTCAAAAGTAAATCCACCATTGATTTTGGAAAGAAATAAAACTTTAGAGTTTGACCTTTCTGATTCTTCTCTTTCATTCACAAATAATTCAATATCTTACTCAGCATTTGACTTTGGAATTTTCTCGGACAGAGAACTTAAAAATCAATTCTATTCTTCTTCTGCTACCGAAAACTTTGAAGTAACTAAGAGTGGTTCTGTTGGATTAAGTACCCTTGCAAAACTGACTATCAAGGTTACAGAAAATCTCCCGCAGGTTTTATATTATGGAGCAGTTCCAATTAATCTAACTCTTAACACTGCAGTTAAGAAAGAAATTACTTCTGATTCAGATAATATCAAAAACTACAATGAATTAGTTGTAGTAAACAATGTCCTTACGCAGCAAAATTATATAAGTGGAATTGGATCTACTACGTTCTCATTTAGTATTTACAGTGCTCCTTCAGAAGATCAATATGTTCCTACTGATGGTGAATTATTTTATAATACAAACTCTACAACTGCTTATGGTTCAATTGCAGAAGTTTCTATGGTTTCTGGAGGTAGAAACTATCATTCTTTGCCAAACATCTCAAGAATTAATAGTGGACTAGGAACAGATGCTGTTCTTGTCCCTGCAGGTTTTGATATTGGTAAGGTTACTAAAGTTGATATTCAAGATATTGGTTTTGAATACTCTGCAGATAAAACATTAAGACCTGAAGCACAACTTCCGCAGATTTTAATAATAGATCCTTATAATAAATTTGCTTCTATTGGTATATCTTCTGTTGGCCAAAACTATATCTTTGCTCCAGACTTGGTTGTTCTTGATGGTGCAACAAATCAAGTTGTTTCTGATGTTGATTTGAATTATGAACTTGGAGACGATACTGTTACCATTTCTAAAAATACATTTTCTTTAAGTGATACTACTCCAACTATTATTCCAATCAATAATACAAACGGAGTTTCAATTAAAAATATTACATTTGATTCGGCAACTAAAGATGTTACTGTTTCTTTGGGTTCTAGTTATAGTAGTTTATCAGACTTCCCCTTCGCTGTTGGCGAAACTGTTTTAATTGAAAACGTCAGTGTTGGAGTTGGAAATACTGTAAAAGGATATAATTCATCTCGATACAACTACAGTCGGTTCAATGTTACTCAAATGGATCCAAACATTGGCGGCGCAGATGGATCAATTACATATAATCTTTCAGAGTACCTTGCTAGTGGAGAAATTCCAGGCACATATGATGCATTAAATTCTGTCGGTAGAGTAATTCCATCAAAACACTTTCCAATATTTGACATTACTTTAGGTGCAAATGAGTTCTTTAAAGGAGAACCTGTAACTTCTCAATCTTCTTCTGGTATTGTTAATTCTTGGAATCCAGGACTTGGACATCTTAAGGTGTCTGCAATTAATGCTTTCAAGATTGGAGAGAATGTTGTTGGATCTTCTTCAAAATCTGTAGCAAATATTGTAGCAGTCAATCTGTTTAATTCCTTATATAACGTTGATGATTCTTCTGTAGTCAAGAAAGGGTGGTTGAATGAAGTTGGATTCCTCAATAACAACATTCAACGATTACATGATAACGATTATTATCAGTACTTCTCATATGCATTGAAGTCTAAAGTTGAATATGCGAAGTGGGATAATGCAGTAAGTTCTCTTAATCATACTGCAGGATTTAAGAAGTTCTCCGACTTGATTGTAGAATCTAGAGATCCTGATGATGTTGGCATTAGCACCAATCAAAATGAAGGAACTTTCATTGGAATTGCAGACTTCATATCAGAAGTTGATTTAAACTGCGTAAATGATTTTGACTTAGCAACAGAATTGACTTTAAATGTTGATTCTACTATTGCATCAAATGAAATTGTATTCAACAGTCGTACACTTCAAGATTACATTGAATCTGTTGGGAACAGAGTTCTTACTATTGATGATTTGAGTCCACAGTTTAATGACCTTCCAAGAGCAGAAAGATTTAGTACTGTCAATTTGTTTGACATTTCTCTTGCAAGATCTAAAAAGTATTTTGTACTTATTGATGATGTAAGATTTTCAGATGAAAAACAACTTAGTATTGTTACTCTGATTCATGATGATAATGGAATTGCATATATGAATGAATATGGAGATATTCCAACCTTTGATAACCTTGGTTCTTTTGAATTTAATATTCTTGGAACTGAAGGTCAATTATTATTCTATCCAACTAAGCATTCATTAAATGATTATAATGTAAGCACACTTGCATATAGTCTTGAAGATACTTTTGCTGGTATTGGTAGCACTGATTTTGGAGATGTTGTTAAAGTTGCTAGTAGTACAACATCTGTTACTACAGGAATCAGTACTGCAACTACAATTGTTGGAATCTCTTCAACATACAGAGCATCTAAATTGTTGGTCCAATATGCAGCAGATGATAGTTCTTACTTTGAGTTTGACGAACTGACAGTAATTCACGATGGAAGTGAAGTAAACCTTATTGAATATGGACAATTAGTATCGGATACTGGAACACTTTCTGCAGGAATTGGTACTTATAGTGCGTACTTATCTGGTTCTAATGTTAATATTGATTTTACTCCAAACGTTGCACTTGGTGTTACTCACCATATCAATACCATAAGGGTTTCTATTGCAGATACTACTTCAGTTGGTGTCGGAACTTATACTATGGATACTGCACGATTAGACTCCAGAATAACATCTATTGCGTCTACATCTTCTCCAGTAGCAACATCAGTTGCCCAATATCCATCAGGTGACTTTGATTGTGCATACTATATCGCAACTATTGAAGATAAGACAAATTCTCAATATCAAATCTCTGAAATTACTCTTGCCAGCGATTCTAGAGATGCATATATTTCTGAGTTTGGTAATTTGGAAACCGGATCTAGTATTGGTTCTTTTGATGCTCAACTATCTGGCAGCAATACTGAACTTACATTTACTCCAATTGCATCTGCAGATGTTGAAGTTCGTGTTTTCCAAAACGCACTTCGTTTAATAGATACTAACAATACTAATACCAGAATTGACCTTAATAATGCATCAGTCTTAACTGGAAATGGAGACTACACTGGAACAGATAGTGATATTAAGAGAGAGTTTCAGTTAACTCATAAACAACTTCCAATTTTTGAAAGATACTTTGTTGGTAGCGCATCCACTGTCGTTAGTGTTGCTAAAGATACGATTCAGGTTCCAAACCATTTCTTTGTCACTGGAGAGGAATTAGTTTATGAACATGCCGGTGCAGGAACAACTCAGGCAATTGAGATTAGTTCTACAAATATTCCTGGAGTTGGTGTAACAGACAAACTTCCTACTACTGTGTATGCTATTAAGGTTGATGATATTTCAATTAAACTTGCAGGTAGTGCTGAGAATGCACTCAAAACTGTTCCAACATCTTTAGATATTACTTCTGTTGGTATTGGAACTTCTCACTCACTTACTGCTAAGCAGCAAAACTCCAGAGTCGTTCTTTCTATTGATAATGTAATTCAATCTCCAATTGTCTCTAGTGCAGTTACAACAACCTTGTCACAAGAGTTTAAAGTAACTGAAAATATACTGACATTGAGTGGTATTACATCAATCTTTGGTGGCAGTCTACTTGAGATTGGTAATGAGGTTGTAAGGGTTGAAGCAGTTGGTGTTGGAAGTACTAACATATTGAGAGTTAGAAGAAGTTGGATGGGAACTGGAATTTCAACCCATTCAAGTGGTGATTTAGTGACAAAAGTTGATGGTGACTATAACATCATAGATAACAAAATTAGTTTCATATCTCCTCCAAAAGGATTAACTCCAATTGGAACAACTACAGGAAGTCCAAATGATGTGGATTATGTTGGTATTGCCACTCATTCTACATTTAGCGGAAGATCATTTATGAGATCTGGTATACCTGATACCACCACTGAACCTTATGCACACAATTATGTTTTTGATGACGTATCATCACAATTTACTGGTTTTGATACTTCATTCAATTTGAAGTCAAGTGGTTTGGATGTGACTGGATTCTCTACAGATAATGCAGTTATTTTGGTCAATCAGATATTCCAAGGTCCACAAGCAACTCAAAAGAAAGGAGATTACACCCTTAGAGAGAATGCTGGCATTACTAGTGTAAACTTCACTGGAACAATTTCTTCAATAACATCTGATATTAATAGCGCAAATGTTCCTCTTGGAGGAGTTATCGTTTCTGTTGGTTCTACTGAAGGATTTGGATATCAACCACTGGTTGCTGCTGGAGGCACTGCTACTGTATCTGGTCTTGGAACTATTTCTTCTATCAGTATTGGAAATAGTGGTTCTGGATATAGAGCAGGAATCCAAACTGTTGTAAACGTTGGAGTTGCGACGTTCAGTACTGGAACTCCTAACATTGAATTTATCGGTACTGCTGCTATCAGTGGTGGACATATTGTAAGTGTTGCTATTACTAATCCAGGAACTGGATATACTTCCACAAATCCGCCACTCATTATCTTTGACGATCCATTATCTTATTCAAATATTCCTCTTGTTTATAGTTCTTCTTCCACTTCTGGTTTAGGAAGTCAAGCAACTGCTAATATTGTAGTTGGTCAAGGTTCTAGCATTATTGAATTCTCTATTGAAAATAGTGGTTATGGATATGGCCAGGGCGAAATCTTAACAGCATCTATTGGTGGACTTACAGGAATTCCAACAAATCCAACACTTTCATATGAGGAATTCCAACTCACAGTCGAGACAACTTATTCTGACAGCTTCTCTGGTTGGTCTATTGGAAATCTTTTAGTTATTGATAATATTGATAACTTATTTGATGGTTCAAGAAAGTCGTTCCCAATTAAAGTTGGATTGAATCAAAAAACCATTAGATCTTCTGCAGGTTCTTTGATTGATGTTGAGGCAACACTACTTATATTTGTTAATGATATTCTCCAGGTTCCTGGACAAGGATATACATTTGATGGTGGTAGTTTTATTAACTTCACAGAAGCACCAAAAGTAGGAGATACAACAAAGATTCTATTTTATCAAGGTTCTTCTTCTGTAGACGTTCTTGATGTTGATATATTAGAGACTATTAAGAAAGGCGACACTGTTAGATTAGATGATGACGATTTCACTTTCCAACAAAAAACCAGAGCAGTTTATAATGTAAATTCTGCCGACACAATTGATACAAATCTATACGCTGGTCCAGGAATAACCACAGACGAATCTTATAATAGACCCGTTAAGTGGTGTAGACAAACTGAAGATAAATTTGTAAACGGTGAGTTTGTCGCAAAAGATAGAATTATCTACGAACCACTGATTCATCCAAATACAAGAATCATTCAGTCTGTTGGTGTTGGATCTACATTTATCTTTGTTGAAAATGTAAGAACGTTCTTCGATAATGCAAAAGAGAATACGACTGACAACAAGCATATTAGAATAACATCTCAAGACGTTATTGTTGGTGCTTCCGCAACTGCAGTCGTATCTGGATTGGGAACTATCAGTTCTATTTCTATTACTGGAAGTGGTATTGGATATACTTTCACCCCTTCCATAACTATCGCAAATCCAGTCGGATTGGGAACAACACAAAGAGCATCGGCAGATGTAACTATTTCTGGAGTTGGTACAGTTTCTGCAATAACTGTTTCTTCGCCAGGAACTGGATACACTTCCACAAATCCACCAGTAGTTTTGATCGAAAAATCAAGAACTCCCGTTGAAGAAATCAAGACTGTATCCTATACAGGCGACTTTGGAATTATCTCGGGAGTTTCTACAACTTCTGTTGGTGTTGCTTCTACTGGTATTGTATTTGACCTTGTTATTCCAAGTGATTCTCCATTCAGAGATTCTAATATTGTTGGAACTGCAATTACAGTAAGTGGAATTCAGACTGGATACTACTTTGTCACATTGAAAACAAATCTTGGTCTTGGAGTAACATCCTTGAAACAAGATAATAGTGTTGTTGGTGTTGGTTCAACTTTCCTCGACAACATCTATGAAGTCGCTGCTGTTTCTATAGCACAAACTGCGGTTCAAGGTATTGGCATTACATATGTCGCCCAAGTCACGGTTAGTGTTGAAGATTTTAATGGTCTTGTTGGAACAGGATATAGTAACTTCTTTGGTGAGTATAGTTGGGGCAGAATTGCAATTCCAACTAGAACTGATGCAAATGTATTTACATCATATAATAATGGGTTAGTTGGAGTTTCTACATCTCCAATCGTTGAGAGATTTGACCCGCTCAAGTATTTAAACTATAACTAATAAATAAATAAAAACTCGCAAAAATGTCTGCAATTATAACTGACCAATTAAGGATTTTAAATGCAAAGAATTTTGTAGCAGCAGCGACTTCATCTACAAATGCATACTATTCATTTGTGGGTTTGCCGAACGCTACTAATTATTCTTCAACTTGGGATAATGATCCTCCTGCTCCTAAGGATTCTTTTGAGCAGGAAAATGATTATTGGGATACAATGATTGCTGTGAAAAAAATTGGAGGGACTGATGTCCGCCAAGTAATCAAAAAAATTAACTGGAAATCGGGAACTACTTATGATATGTATCGTCATGATATAAGTAGAACCAATACATCAAAACCTTCAGGTGCAACAAGTTTATATTCCGCAAATTATTATGTTGTAAATGAGGATTTTCAGGTTTATATTTGTCTTGATAACGGAACAGATCCAGAAAATACAACTGGCAAACCATCTTTAGATCAACCAACATTTACTGACCTGGAACCGAGAACTGCTGGAGACAGTGGTGATGGATATATTTGGAAATATCTTTATACAATTAAGCCAAGCGATATTGTAAAGTTTGATTCTACAAACTTTATGCCAGTGCCAAGAGATTGGGATTCAAATACAACTGATGCGCCAGTTAGAAATAATGCAAATACAAGTGGACAATTAAAGGTTGTCACGGTTACTAATAGGGGTGCAGGCATTGGTACTGCAAACAGAACTTATACTGGAGTTCCTATTAAAGGAGACGGTTCTGGTGCAGAAGCAACTATCGTTATCAATAATGATTCTAAATTAGAGTCTGTAACAGTTTCCAAGGGTGGATCAAATTATACTTATGGAACTGTTGATTTAGTGGCAGGAAATGTTCCTACTGGAACAACGTTACCTATTTTCAACGTAATTATTCCTCCACAAGGAGGACATGGTGCAGATATTTACAGAGAACTTGGAGCATATAACGTTCTGGTTTATTCTAGAATTGAAAATGATACTGAGAATCCAGACTTCATCACTGGCAATCAAATTGCTAGAGTTGGACTTATTGAAAATCCAGAAGCATTCAACTCTTCTACTACACTGACTTCTGATAAGGCAAGTGCATCTTATGCATTGAAATTAGTTGGCACTGGATATAGCACTACGACATTTACTCCCGATGCAGAGATTATTCAAACTGTTGGTCTGGGTTCCACTGCTGCTGGTAGAGTAATTTCTTATGATCAGAACACTGGAGTGCTGAAGTACTGGCAAGATAAGAGTATTGTTGGATTTAATAGTGATGGTTCGTTAAAAACAAATCCGAAATATGGATTCAACCTGAACAGATTTACTTCAGACCCTGATTATGGGAATAGTGGCACTGTAAATATTATCGGCGGTAGCGCAACTTTAGGTATTGACACTAATTTTACGGGTGTTTCTACCTCAATAAATAATAGGACATATTACCTTGGAAACTCTTTTACCAATGGTGTTGCCAATCCAGAAGTTAAAAAATATTCTGGAAATATAATTTATGTAGATAACAGACCTTCTATCACAAGGTCAACTAATCAAAAAGAAGATATCAAAGTCATTTTGCAATTCTAAGGAATCATGCCCCAGGAAACTAATCTCAATACTGCACCATATTTTGATGATTTTGATCCTCAAAATAACTATTTTAAGGTTTTATTTAAACCAGGATATCCTGTTCAGGCTAGAGAATTAACAACTCTTCAATCAACTTTACAAGATCAGATTGAAAAGTTTGGTAATCATATCTTTAAAGAGGGAGATTCTGTAACAGGTGGAGGTGTTCGTTACAATAATAATCTTGATTGTGTTCTTATTAATACAAACTTCTCAGGAATTAGTGTTACTAATTATGTTGATGATTTAAATGACAAAGTATTAACAGGTTCTGTTTCTGGGGTTAGAGCGAAAGTAAAAGCACATCTGAATGTAAGTGCTTTTCCTGGTCAACCATATACTTTATACATTAGCTATATTAGTTCTTCGGTAGATGGGAGCACTGATATATTTCTTGATGGAGAATCATTACTTGTTGATGTTGGTTTTTCAAATGATTTTGTAACTTTTCAAGATGGAGAAGCAGTTGCTACTGCAATCGCACAAAATGCTACTGCAACTGGATCTTCAGCAGTTTTAGATGAAGGAATTTATTTTATCAGAGGATATTTTGTAGAGATTCCCAAACAAACGATTATTTTAGAACCATATAACAATTTTCCATCATATAGAATTGGTTTAGAGGTTGTTGAAGAGTTAATTAATTCTGATATTGATTCAGATCTCAATGATAATGCTCAAGGATTTTCAAATTATACTGCTGCAGGCGCAGACAGATTAAAAATTAGAGCATATTTAACGAAAAAAGTGCTTGACCAGGCAAAGTATGAAAATTTTATTGAATTAATGACGGTTAATGGTGGTGAAATCACTTCCATTAGAAAAGATACAGAGTATAATGAGATTGGAAAAGAATTTGCAAGAAGAACTTACGATGAGTCTGGCGATTATTATGTAAAAGAACCATCTCTTGAAGTCAAGGAAACTTTAAATAATTTAAAAGGGAATAGAGGAGTTTTTCTTGACACTCAATCAACTTATAATGGAAATGTACCATCGGAAAGTCTGGGCACATATGCAATTAGTCCAACTAAAGCATATGTAAGAGGATATGAGGTAGAAACTGTCAGTCCAACATATTTGGACTTTGAAAAACCAAGAACTACAAAACTTTTATCAAATCAAAGCATTAATTATACAACTGGATCAACATATGGTCTTAACAGAGTAAGTGGTTCTCCAATTATTGGATTGTCTACATCTTATACTGTAAGTTTAAGAGATAATAGAATTGGTGCTACTAAAACTGCTGCTGCAGGTAAAGAAATTGGTGTAGCAAGAGTTTATGACTTTGCATTAGAGTCTGGTTCTTATAGTACAAATAATGCAGATGCAAACGTATGGGATGCTTCTCTGTTTGACATTCAACCATATACTACAATTACATTAAATCAAAATATTACGTTGTCAACTCCAACGCATATTAGAGGAAAAGCAAGCGGTGCTACTGGATTCCTTAGATATGGCATAACAAATGCTGGTATTATCACTGCATATAACACGCATGGTAGATTTGCTCAAGGAGAAGAATTTGAATTTGATAGTGTAGAAAATACTAGAGTATCAACCGCAGTAACTGCATATACTACAAAAGACGTTCAGTCAATCTTTGGTATTGTTGGTAGTGCATCTACATTCAATGCTGATGTTATACAAACTCCTTTAACAAATCTTGGTCAAGTTAATATTACTGGAAATAGTGGTGGTATTAGTACAGTAACTAACACAGATTTATCCAAATTCTTTGTTGGAATTACTACTGTTGGAGATTTAGTATCTTATTCTGTTCCGGGACTTACTGTTCCAACTTTCTCTAAGATTGAGTCTGTTTCTCAACATACGCTTACTTTATCAGGAATTACAAGTGTAACTGATATTTGTGATGGAAGTCTCCCAAGTTCTAATATCAACCCAGGTGATTTTACAATCCTTTCTTCTAGTTTTCAAGAAGGTTTAGATAAAACTCTTTATACAATTCTTCCAAAGCAAAAAATTGCTTCTGTTGATCTAACTAATTCTAATTTAACTATTAGAAAGCAGTTTGACGTTAATATTACTGCTAGCTCTACTGGTTCTGTTTCTTCTGGTTCTGCTCTCGAAACTTTCTTACCTTTTGATGAAGAAAGATATGTTCTCATTAGGACTGATGGTGTCACTGAAGCATTAAGTGCAGATAAGTTTACATTTGGTTCTGGTGGAACAACTATAACAATTAATGGACTAGGAACCAATAGTCCTGCTAAGTTGATTGCTACTCTAAGAAAGACAGATGTAAAGTCTAAAATTAAGAATAGAAATAAAGTAAAGACAATTACTGTCTCAAAATCAAAATATCAGCAATCGGGTATTGGAGCAACTACTTCAAATGATGGTCTTACTTATGGTACTGGTTATGGTACTAGAGTTCAAGACCAAGAAGTTTGCTTACTTCTTCCAGATGTATTTAAAGTTCATGGAGTTTTTGAATCTTCAACAACATCTGATGCAAATCTTCCAAAACTAACTCTTACTTCACTTTCTGGACCTACTAATAAGACTGGTGATCTTTTAGATGGAGAAGAGTTTACAAGTAGTAATAGTAATTTTGTTGGAATTTATCTCAATTCTGTTGATGATTTAAATATCAATTTTATTGCTCAAAATGGCAAGAATTTAGTTGCAGGTGAAACAATTACCTTTAAAGAGTCTGGAATCACGGCACTTGTATCAGTGATTGATAACGGAGATAATAATATCAGTGCGAATTTTACCTTTGACAATGGACAAAGAGATACAATTTATGATTATTCTAGAATTATTAGAAAGTCAAACGTTAAGGAACCAGAAAAGAGACTGAAAATTGTCTATGAGTATGCAGATTTCTCGTCATCTGATACTGGAGATATCACTACAGTTAATAGTTATGATGCTTTTGGATACTGTCGTCTCCCCAAGATAAATGGAGTTAGTGTTTCTGATATAATTGATATTAGACCCAGAGTTTCTGAATTTACCTCAACAACTTTATCTCCATTTGAATTTAATGGTAGAGAGTTTACTGCTGATGGAAACTCTGCTGCTAATATTCTAGCTTCAGATGAATCTATTCTTCTAGACTATTCATTCTACTTACCTAGAATTGATAAAATTTACTTAAGCAAGGATGGGACTTATCAATTAATTAAGGGAATTGCTGCTGAAACTCCACTTCCACCAAATAATATTGAAAACTCTTTAGAAGTTGCAACATTAACTCTTCCTGCATATCTTTGTAAGGTAGAAGCAGTTGACGTTTCTTTGAATAGTCATCCAAGATATACGATGTCTGATATCAAGAAACTTGATACAAGAATCAAAAATCTTGAATTCTACACATCACTTTCGATGATAGAATCAGACACTTCAAACCTCTTTATCAGAGATGTAAATGGACTCAATAGATTTAAGTCTGGATTCTATGTTGATGATTTTTCAACAACAAGAACTCAAATTAAGAAAACAATTGTCAAGAATAGTATTGATATTAAAAATTCAGTATTGAGACCGTCTCACTATACTGATGAAATTGATTTAGTTCTTGGTTCCAATACACTTATTGGAATTGGAACAGCTTCTGACCCAACTGTTGATCAAGCGTTTGCTACAGATTTGTCTACAGCAAACATCACAAAGACAGGTAGAGTTCTTACATTAGATTATGGAGAGATTTCATATATTAATCAGAATTTTGCATCTAGGACCGAAAATGTAACTCCATTCTTGGTTAATTATTATGCAGGAACTATTGAACTCAATCCAGCTTCTGATGTGTGGTGTGATACTACTAAACTTGCTGCAAAGACTATTGAGGTTGAAGGCAATTATATTAAAACGATTGCACAATTGGAAGCAGAGGGACACGATCCAAAATCTGGATATGGTCCTGTTGTTTGGGGCTCTTGGAAGACTACTTGGACTGGTGAAGATACCAAGAAACATAGTGATAGTGCTTGGCAGGGAAATCAATTTATTAGAACAGATTTCCAGACAGTAACAAAAACTGGATCAAAAACTAGAAACGGAACAAGAAAACTTACTAAAGAAATATTTGATGATGTATCTCTAGGAAATAATACACTTAGCACTCAAATTGTACCATACTTAAGATCAAGAAATATTGAGTTTACCTCAAAGAGAATGAAACCATTTACTAGATTATATGGTTTTCTTGATGGTCAAGATGTAAACGAGTACATCGTAGCAAAATTATTAGAAATTGAAATGACTTCTGGTGTTTTTGAACCAGGAGAAACTGTAGAGGGAAGAATTATTTTCACGGATTCTAATCTCAATTCATCACAGACTGCACTTCAAAATCAGGCTGATTCTCTTTCCGGTTCATCAAATATGCCTATTGGCAGATCTGGACTCGACTCTGAAGATGATGAACCAGTTTTAGTATCACCAGATAAAAGTGCTCCTAAAATTACATTTAGAGTTGCACAATCTAACCACAAGTATGGTCCATATAATGATGCCACGACAGTATTTGTCAATAATCCTTATAATAAAGATCAGATTATTCCTAAATCATATTCATCAACTTCTACTATTCTGAATATTGATACATTTAGTTTATCTGAAAAAAATACCAATGATTTCTTTGGATATGTTCAAATTGGCATGAAACTTGTTGGTAAAACAAGTAAAGCAGAAGCAAAAATTACTAATGTAAGATTATTCTCGGATATTAATGGAACTATACTTGGTACAGTTTTTGTTCCAGATCCAAATGTAGCAACTAATCCCCGTTTTGAATCAGGAACAAAAGTCTTTAGACTTACTAGTGATAAAGACAACTCACAAATTCCTGGATTTGTTACTACTAGTGCTGAAGAAAGATTTGAGTCTAGAGGTACTTTAAATAAAACTCAAGAGAATATTTTATCAGTAAGAAATGTTAGAGTAGAAACTCAAACGCAACAAGAGTCTGAATCAATTTCTTCAGAAAATACCACTACTGTAGGAACAACTGTTGTTGGAACATACCAACCGCCACCACCCTCCGGTCCCGGTTCACCTGGGCAGGAGACCACGCCTACCCAACCAGGAACAGAAACTTTTGTTCCTGTAACATCGTCTACTGCAAACACGATTAGGAGTGCGGCCGCAACCCTTGATAGAACAGTTCTTAATGGTGTGCAGGCGGCTTACGTTGATATATTGGGCAGAAGACCTGAAACAGGTGGCGAAACATATTGGACTAATACAAGATATCCAGAACTAATAAATCAGGGGTTATCTCAATCCCAAGCACTTGCCCAAATTAGAACAGATATTGCAAGTGGTCCAGAAGCAGTATACATCGGTAGAGGAGTGATTGCAGCACAGCAAGCACAATATCAAGTTACACGATCTACATCATCTCCTGGTGCAACATTAACTAGTAGAGCAGTTTCCTCGGTTGATTCTAGAGGAGTAGAGCAAAATACTGCAGCAAATGCCGAAAGGGCATTGATTATAGCATCTTATAGAAAAAATCTAGGCAGAACGCCAGTGGAGTCAGAAATTGCAGATTGGCAAGGACACGTTAGAGATAATGGTGGTGGTCTTAATGACATTCTACGTGGAATTGCAAACTCTACCGAAGCAAGAAATCGTAGATGTAGAAATGGTAGGGATCCTCTTGGACAATCATTCTTTGTTAATGAAACTAGTGGTATCTTTGTAACTTCTGTAGATGTTTACTTCAGATCAAAAGACGCAGATTTACCAGTTACAGTACAACTTCGTCCAACAAAACTTGGAATTCCAACTAGCGAAATATATCCATTCAGTGAAGTTGTTATCGATCCTGATGATGTTGTAGTTTCTGATGATGCGTCTCTTTCTACCAAAATTACATTCAAGTCTCCAGTTTACTTAACTGGTGGTGAATATCATTCTATAGTACTGCTTTCTGATAGTAATGAATATACTGTTTGGATTTCTAGACTTGGTGAAATTGATGTAACCTCTGCAAATGAAGATGAATCTAGACAAGTTGTTGTTACTGCACAACCACTTCTTGGTTCTCTATATAAGTCACAAAACGGAGAAACTTGGAATCCAAGTCAATATGAGGATCTTAAGTTTAACTTAAATAGAGCAATATTTGCTCCCCAAGGAACAGTTAATTTCTATAATCCAATTACAAATATTGATACAGATAATTCAAAATTTGTAATCAAGGACGCTATAGAAATTTCTTCTAATAGAATTAGAGTTGGTCTCGGTTCTACTCTACAAGAACCCAATTTGACTTTTGGAAACACTATCAGTCAGCACGGTTCTAATGCAACTGGCAATTATGTTGGTTCTGCAGGAACAGCAACTGGTTCCTTAACTATTACCAATTCTGGTATTGGTTATACTCCTTCTTCTGGTTATTTTGTATATTCAAATGTTGCTGCTAGTAATGTCACTGGAACTGGAAGAGATGCCACCGTAAACCTTGCTATTGAAAATGGAGTTGCTCTTGCAGCAACCATCTCCAATGGTGGAACTGGATATTCTGTAGGTGATGTATTGACGGTAACCAATGTTGGTTTAAATTCTCTTGGACGAAACATTAGACTCTCGGTTGGTGATATTACAGGGATCAATGAACTGATTATTGATAATGTTCAAGGAGACTTCCTGGTTGGATCTGTTGGAACAATGAGGTACACCAATAACTCTGGTATAACTACAGACATAAACTCAAGTAGTGGTGCAAATGTTACCATACCCGCAGCACCAACTAATGTAACCGATGGTCTACACATCAAGGTTAATCAAAAGAACCACGGTATGCATTCTACTATCAATAGAGTTCAGATTGCTGATGTTGCTGGAGACGTTCCGTCAACCAAATTGACTGCAAACTATTCAACATCTTCTACTGCTGACATTACTGTTGCAGATGCAAGCAACTTTGGAACATTTGAGAACGTGGGAGTTGGAACTACAAATCTTGGATATGCCAAGATTGGTGAAGAGATTATTTCTTATAGCGGAATATCTGGCAATAATCTGACTGGAATTACTCGTTCTGTTGATAACACTCTTGCGTTTGGATATGACGCTGGAGACTTCATTCAGAAGTATGAATTGGGATCTGCTTCTCTTCGTAGAATCAATAAGATTCATAACTTGGCAGACTCTACACTAACAGATTCTATTGGATTAGACTTCTATAATATTAAACTTGATATGTCAGAAGATGGTGTAGACAGAAGTGTTGGAACAAGTTTCCCAAAACTTTATCTCAATAGCACCAAGTCCACAGGTGGAAATAAGATTAAGACTACTGAAAACATTCAGTATGAAATTATTACACCAATTGTTGAAAATATTACTCCTCAAGGAACCAATATTGAAGCACAGGTTAGAACGATTAGTGGCACTAGTATTGATGGAACTGAAATTTCTTATGTTGATAAGGGATTTGAACCAATTACACTGAATGGAGAAAACTATCTGGATTCTTCAAGACTTATTGCATCTAGAATTAATGAAACTAACTTGCTTCCTACTCTGCAAGGAAATAAATCATTGACTCTTGCATTAACATTAACGTCTGCGAACGCCGCCCTTTCTCCTGTTATTGACTTGAATCGTGTCGCAATGATTCTTACCTCAAATAGAGTCAACAGACCAATCACAAATTATGTAACTGATAGTAGAACTTCAAACCTTCTTAATGATCCGAACTCATTTGTTTATGCATCTACTCCAATTTCCTTGGAAGCACCTGCAACTGCTATTAAGATCTTCATGGCTGCGAACATCAATAGATTTAGTGATGTCAGAGCATTCTATGCAATTGCAAATGAAGAAACTGACCAATTAATCTATCAACCATTCCCAGGTTATTCAAACCTCCTCCAGAGTGGTCAGGTCATTGATAGTTCACAAAACGATGGTTCTCCAGATAAGTTCTTTACTAAGTCGGATACACTCGCACTGATTGAAAGTCAAGTAAGATATACTGACCTTGAATTTACAATTGATAATCTACCATCCTTTAAATACTTCAGTGTAAAACTTGTTGGTACTTCAACAAACCAAGCATATCCACCTAGAATTAGGGACTTTAGAACCATCGCCCTTGCATAATTATGGACTATACAAAAGTAGAGGGTCATGTAAGTCTTGTACGTGACCCTGATACAAACGCAATTTTAAATGTAAACATGAATGATTATGAAAAGTATATTGCCCAAAGACAAGAAAAACAAAAAGAAGATCACAGAATAGAAAACATCGAAAATGAAGTTTCTGAGATTAAATCAAACCTTGACGAAATCAAAGATCTTCTTAAAAATCTATCCAAATGATTTGTAATCGAAGTAGTTCCCCTAAATATTACAGGATAAGTCGTACAAATGGCGCAACCAGCATCTAGACAAGAATTAATAGATTATTGTAAAAGGCAATTAGGAGCTCCAGTCCTCGAAATTAATGTTGCCGATGAGCAAGTAGACGATCTTGTAGATGATGCGCTACAATATTTTCATGAAAGGCATTTTGATGGAGTAGTACAGACATATTTAAAATATAAAATAACTCAAGAAGATATTGACAGAGGAAAGGGGACAAATTCAGTAGGTATTGTAACAACAACAGCAGATGCAACTATTGTTGGAACAGCAACAACATTTAGTTATACTGAAAATAGTAACTACATCCAAGTTCCTCCTTCAGTAATTGGTGTTAATAAAATTTTTAGATTTGATAGTAGCACAATATCAGGTGGAATGTTTAGTCTAAAATATCAATTGTTTTTGAATGATATATACTTCTTCAGTTCGATGGAGATGTTGACATATGCAATGACAAAGACAACTCTTGCTGATATTGATTTTTTATTGAATCCAGAAAGTCAAATTAGATTTAATCAAAGACAAGATAGATTATATCTGGATATAGATTGGGACAGCATTTCAGTAGATGAATATATTATTTTAGATTGTTGGAGACTTTTAGATCCCAATGATTTTACAAGAGTTTATAATGATTCGTTCTTAAAAAAATATTTGACAGCATTAATTAAAAGACAATGGGGTCAAAATTTAATTAAATTCCAAGGAGTAAAATTACCTGGTGGTATAGAACTTAATGGAAGACAGATATATGATGATGCTCAGAGAGAACTTGACCAGTTGTTAGAGAAGATGTCTAATACATATGAACTTCCACCTTTAGATATGATTGGATGATATGCTTAACCCATTTTTTCAGCAAGGTTCAAAAACAGAACAGTCTTTAATACAAGACTTAATTAATGAGCAACTCCGTATGTATGGAGTAGAAGTTTATTATATTCCAAGAAAATATGCTACAACAAATACTATTATAAGAGAAGTTATAGAATCTAAATTTGATGATGCACATCCTCTTGAGGCATACTTAAACACTTATGAGGGATATGATGGGCAAGGAACTATTCTGTCAAAGTTTGGTGTTCAACCTTTAGATGATTTAACTCTTACAATCTCAAAAGAAAGGTTTGAAGAGTATATCACTCCTCTTACAAAAAACTTAGCAGATATTGAACTTGCTACTAGACCAAAAGAAGGTGATTTAATATATTTTCCATTAGGAGATAGACTTTTTGAAATTAAGTTTGTAGAACATGAAAAACCATTCTACCAACTTCAAAAAAACTATGTTTATGAACTGACTTGCGAACTCTTTAGATATGAAGATGAAGTTCTTGATACTGGAGTTGATAAGATTGATGATAATGTTAAGGATGAAGGTTATATTCAAACTCTGACTCTTGTTTCTAGCGCGGCAACAGCAACAGCAAATACTTATATTGTTAATGGTGGCGTAAGACTCTTTACACTTTCAAATAGAGGTGACGGATACTCTTCAGCACCAAGAGTTGCTATTTCTTCTGCGCCAGCTGGCGGACTCACTGCTGTTGGTGTTGCAACTATGATTGGTGGATTAGTTGACTGTACTGGAGATAAATCAGATTCTAAGGTTCAGGGTGTAGAAGTAGTAAATGCTGGTTATGGGTACACTGTAGCACCTTCTGTGGCGTTCTTTGGGGGCGGTGGAGTAGGTGTAGCAGCAACCGCTACAATCGGAGATGGTGTCATTGGTATTGTCACTGTCACAAGCGGTGGTTCTGGATATAGCACTGCACCAGGTGTTTCCTTTACAAACGAAGTATTCCTTTCTGGAGTTGCGACTGCTACAGCAAAGGCACATGCATACATCAGTGGTGCCGGTATTGTAACAGCAGTCTACATTACAAATGCTGGTCTTGGATACAGTGTTACTCCAACTGTTCAAATTTCTGCACCAGTTGGTTTTGGTGCAACTGTTGGAATTGGTACATTTACTTATAACGAAGTTATCACTGGAAGTGTAAGTGGAAATACAGCTCGTGTAAGAGAGTGGGATGCAACAACAAATACTTTAGAAGTTGCAAATCTCACTGGAGACTTCTTATCAAGTGATATTATTCAAGGTGCAGAATCTGGAGCAATTTATAAGATTAGAGTTGTTAATACAGATAATCTTGTAGATCCATACGCTCAAAATGATCTATTTGAGAGTGAAGCATCTGGTATTCTTGACTTCAGCGAACGCAATCCTTTTGGGAATCCATAAATAGTATATCGTATTGGTTGAAAGATGTTTGAGTATTTTTACCACGAAATATTAAGAAGAACCGTCATTGGATTTGGATCACTCTTTAATGATATTAATATCCGTCATACGGATTCTTCTGATAATACTGTAAGTGAACTTAAGGTTCCACTTGCATACGGTCCTACTCAAAAGTTTCTTGCCAGACTGGAGCAGGTATCAGATCTGAATAAATCAACTCAACTTTCTCTCCCAAGAATGTCTTTTGAGATGATTGGTTTGAATTATGATCCTTCCAGAAAAGTATCCTCTACTCAAACATTTATTTCTGCACTTGGTAGTGATAAGAAAAAGGTACGAAAGACCTTTATGCCCGTTCCATATAACATGGCATTTGAGTTAAGCATATATTCAAAATTAAATGATGATATGCTTCAAATTATAGAGCAGATTTTACCATATTTTCAACCTTCATATAATCTGACTGTTGATCTTGTAGATCAAATCGGAGAGAAAAGAGATATTCCTGTGATATTTGAAGGTATTACAATGTCTGACGACTATGAAGGAAACTATCAGACAAGAAGGTCTCTTATCTATACTTTGAGATTTACTGCAAAGTCTTATCTATTTGGTCCAATCTCCGATCCTTCCAAGGATATTATCAGGAAGGTTTCTGTTGGATATATCACTGGAGAAAAAACAGATACACCAACCAGAGATGTTACATACAGTGTTCAACCAAGAGCAACGGAAAGTTATTCAAACAACGTTGTAGCAACACTTTCTGCTGATATTACAGACATCGCAACTATCATTCAAGTTAGTGATGCAAATTCTATTGCAGTTGGTGGAGTTCTTGTTATTGATAATGAGAACTTCCGTGTTGCATCTAAGTCTGGAACTAAGATTACTGTTGAAAGAGGATATGACTCTACAACTTCTACTAACCACGTATTGGGAGCAGATATTAAGTTAATAACTGCAGCAGATGCAGACCTTATCCAATTTGGCGACAACTTCGGTTTTGATGAGATTTGATTTCTATGGCAAATAAATTTGACGATCTAAATGACACTTTCAATGTTGCGGGAGATGTAGTTTCAACAGCAACAGAAAAAACTGAAATTATTCCTAAACAAGAAAAATATGAGAAACCAGTTTTAGATGATGTTAGGAAAGATTATGAATATACAAGAGGAAATTTATATTCAATTATCGAAAAGGGTCAAGAAGCAATCAATGGTATTCTTGAGTTAGCGCAAGAAAGTGAGATGCCAAGAGCATATGAAGTTGCTGGTCAACTTATTAAGAATGTCTCTGATGCAACAGATAAATTAATGGATTTGCAGAAAAAGTTAAAGGATGTAGAGGAAGAATCTAAATCTAAAGGTCCTCAAAATGTTACCAATGCATTATTTGTTGGTTCAACTGCAGATTTAGCAAAAATGCTTAAGCAACAAAAAACAAACGATAAATAGATAAAAAAGTAAAATGGCAGCGACTCCTGCAGTAAATATAACAATACCTCAAGGTGCAGATTTCAGTCAGGTTTTTACCGCAAAAGAAACTGATGGATCTGTAAGGGATTTAACTGGTTATTCTGGATCTGCTAAAATTAAAAAGCATCCAAGTTCATCATCTTCTAGTGATTTTACCATTGGCATTACAAGCACTTCTGGAGAAGTTTCTATTGCAATGACCTCAGGAGTAACTGTTGCCCTTAACTCTGGTAGATATTATTACGATATAAAAATTGTGTCTGGTATAGGTACAGTTTCTCGTCTTGTAGAGGGAATGGCATTTGTCACTGCCGGTATCACAACCTGAAAATTTTAATAAATAAGACAGGAAGAAAAATTCCAAAGTACCCCTGTTGCTAATAAAATGTCTAAGGATGAGTTGCCGTCAATAGAAGATTTTAATAGAGATGATAACCTCCCTTCTATCAAAGATTTTATTACAGAGGAGAAAGCAGAAGAACTTCCTTCTGTAGAAGATTATGTTGAAAATAAAGAAGAAATATTAACTGAAGCAACTCAAACGATTGAGGATGCAGATGGAAATTCGTTTACAGAAATAAAGGATATTGTTCCACCTTGGCCAGAACTGGTTAAGATGGTTAATGATGTTAGGGCAGATATTCCTGACATTCCAGAAATTAAATATTACGATAAAGAACTTGAAGATCTTGCAGAGCAAATTTCTAGAGTTAGAGATGAGATTTCTGAAGTTCCAGAAGTAAGATACTACGAAAAAGAAGTTGAAACAATCTGCGAACAAATTGATCTTGTTAGAGAGCAAATCAAAGATCTTCCAGAGGTCAAGTATTATGATGAACAAGTTGATGTAATTGAAGATAGAATTGATACTCTCCAGACAGAAGTAACCAATCTTCCAGAAGTAAAGTACTATGATAAAGAAATTGAAGAAATCTGTTCAGCAATTGATCAAGTTCGTTTAGAAATCCCATCATTTCCTAAGTGGATTAGTGAAGTAGATGAAGTTCCTGACTTTTCCTGGATTGGTAAAAATTTCAAAGTCATTGATGAGGACTTTGTTAAAGTTAATGATAGTATTGGCACTTTAAAAGAAAATATTCAACTTGGCATTGAAAAATTAGTTGAAGAAAACGAAGTAAAGCATTTTGAAAATAGCGTTCAGTTTGGAACCGAAGTAAAAGATCTTGACACCAAGTTAAGCGAAGAAAAGGATAAAATTTGGAAGGAGCTTCGTAGCTCCTCAATGAGAATTTGGGAATATCATAAGGAGTTTAAAGATGATGATAAGAAGTTAAAAAAGCAAGTAAAAAATGAATATAATTCTCTAAAAAATCAAATTGAAGAGAGACTTGTCAAGTACAATGTTGACAATGTAAAAACTGATGAGTTACTTCTTAATTACTTTAATGAATTAAAAGAAGAGATATCTTCAATTGTAATTCCAGAAGTCAAATATTATGATGATGATATCAAAGGTGTCAAAACAGAATTAAAAGAACTCAAAAATCTTGTAAAACTTATAAAGGTAGAGCAAAAAGAATTGCAGGAGGGTTTACTAAATGAACCCCCAGATAAAAAATTATCTGTAGATGGACAATCTGACCCACTAACTCCATTAGATAAGCAATTTCCAGATTTTAAAACATTAGCAGATCATTATAGATTATTCATTACTAGAACTCAACAACAACTTTCTACAATTGGTGGCGGTGGAGAAACTCGTCTTGAGTTTTTAGATGATCTCGATAGAGACACTGCGTTAGTAGATGGTAAATTCTTAAAATATCAAGCATCAACTAAAACATTTGTAGGCGCTGATGCAAGTGGTGGAGGTTCGACATTAAATGAGGTTTTAACTGCAGGTAATACATCATCAATAGGAATGTCTGTTGGTTTTATCACTGCAACCTCTGCTAGTTTCGCTGGTAATGTTACAGTTGGTGGAACAATTACTTATGATGATGTAACTAATGTTGACTCACTTGGATTAGGTACGTTCAGAAGCGGGGTAGAGGTCAATACAGGGACCGCACAGACTGCATTAATTGTCCGTGGTAATGCAAGAGTTACTGGTATTCTTACGGTTGGTGAAGCATCAGTCACAATTGATGGTGATAATAATATTATTAACGTTGGTATTGTTACTATTTCAAATAGTGAAGTTGTTATCGGTGAAAATGTTACCATTAAATCTGGTGCAACTGGTATTAACTCTGCGCCAAATGTTTTTTATGTTGCCAAAGACGGTAATGATAATAATAATGGAACATCTATTGATAATGCAAAGTTGACCATTGCTAGTGCTGTAGGAGTTGCACAATCTGGATCAGTCATCAAAGTATTGTCGGGTAACTATGTTGAAAGTAATCCTATTACAGTTCCTGCTTTTGTTTCTGTTGTTGGTGATGACTTGAGAAGTGTCAAGGTCTTACCAAATAACACTACCAGCGATTTGTTTCATGTTAATAAAGGTTGCAAGTTAGCAAATATGACCTTCTCAGGTCATCTTGCTCCGGCAGCTGCAGTTGCATTCCCATCTGCGGGTGCTACTAATGTTGGTGGTGGTAAGTGGAAAGGTCCATATATCCAGAACTGCACTAGTGATACCACTACCGGAACTGGTATCAGAATTGATGGTGATAAAGCTGTCTTGACTAAATCAATGAACGTTGATGCCTTCACCCAATATAATCAGGGTGGTGTTGGTGTTGCAGTTACAAATGAAGGTTATGCACAATTAGTTTCTGTCTTTACTATTTGTTGTGATAAAGCAATCACAGTTCATAAAGGTGGACAAGCAGATTTAGCAAATAGTAACTGTAGTTTTGGAACTCAGGGATTAGTTGCTGATGGCGTAAGTCCACAACAATTTACTGGAATTGTTACTTCTTCTGCAGACGCAGGTCAAGATAATGTAACTATCAACGTTGGGTCGTCAACTACAAGACCTTATGATGGTCAAGTGGTTTATTTTGACCAACTATTTAAGTCTGTTGAAAGTATCACCGTTGGTTCTGGTGGAACTGGATATACTCAAGCACCAACAGTTACGATTGATGCACCTACAGGTCCAAGTGGAGAAACTGCATCGGCATTTGCTACTATTGAAAATGGTGCTATAACAGAGATTTCTATTATTAGCAGTGGAAGTCAATACACATCAACTCCATCAGTTACCATTTCTAGTCCTCAAAGTGGAATCAACACAGCAACTGCAACTGCCAATATGGCAGATACTTATTTCACAATAAATAGTGCTACACCCATCGTTTCTGGAATTACAACACTAACACTTGCAGAAAACTTAATTAATACGGTTGGAGTTGGTTCTACTGCTTACTTCTTCCAACAAAGTAAGATCGTTGCAAGTTCTCATACATTTGAATATATCGGTTCTGGTAATACTATTACTTTAGCAACACCAAAAAGAGGTGGAGTTACCATTCAAGCAAATGAAGTTGTAAGTCAAAATGGTGGAAGAGTAATATATACCAGCACAGATCAGGCAGGTAACTTTAGAATCGGTGACGATCTTCAGATCAACCAAGCAACAGGAACTATTAGTGGAAGAGCATTTTCCAAGAGTTTGTTCTCAGAAATAACACCCTTTATCTTAGCACTCAGTTAAATTGCACAATTAGCTCTCAACAGATTTCAGACAG